GGTAATTCGGACTGCAAAAGTTTTCTAGCGACAGAACTCATATTAAGGGTCAACAACATGAGAGATATTCATAATGGCAACGCTTAGCGATTGTGCAAGTCACCTTGGAATTGATCAGGCTGTACTGTCTAGGCTAATAAAAGAAAGCGTTTTAGACAAGCAAGATCGCGGAAAATATGACGTTGATGCTGTTCGTTTGCAGTATCTAAAGCATATTCGCAATCTTGCCGGTAACAATAACAATAATTTGGAACTTGGTGCAGAAAGAGCGCGATTAGCCAAAGAACAGGCTGATGCCAAGGAAATGGAAAATGCTGTCGAACGCGGTGATCTGGTTTATATAGAAAAAGTAGCAAGACAGTTTGAACAACAGTTGACCAAGGCAAGGAATAAACTTCTGGCGGCTCCGACTAAGGTGGCAGCCGAAGCCCATGCAGCGGCAACCGTGAAAGAAGTAAGAGAAATAATAGAAGCGGCAATAATTGAAGCATTAGATGAACTGGTCGGATACAATAAAGAAACGGCAAGAGCGGAAACTTAAAAGACGCTTAGAAGAAGCCATCAGAACGGCACTCAAGCCACCACCAAGATTGACGGTGAGTGAATGGGCTGACCAATATCGTGAACTCTCATCAGAAAGTTCAGCCGAAGCCGGTAAGTGGTCAACAAGTCGGGCTGAGTACCAACGCGGCATGATGGACGCTATCAGCGATCCGGACATTGAGAACATTGTACTCATGACGGCTGCACAGATTGGCAAAACGGAACTGATCAATAATGTTGTCGGGTTTCACATCCATCAAGACCCTGCACCGATGCTTGTTGTGCAGCCAACATTAGAAATGGCACAAACATGGTCTAAGGATCGATTGGCTCCGGCCATAAGAGACACTCCAGTTTTATCGGAGAAGATTGGCGACCCAAGAGCAAGAGACAGCGGAAACACAACCTTGCATAAAGTGTTTGCCGGTGGTCACGTTACAGCTTGCGGTGCAAACTCTCCGTCATCACTTGCATCGAGGCCGTGCCGTATTATTCTTTGTGATGAGGTTGACCGTTATCCAATATCTGCCGGAACCGAAGGCGATCCGGTTGCATTGGCTAGAAAACGATCTGCGACATTCTGGAACAGAAAGATCATTCTTGTTAGCACTCCGACAGAAAAGGGTGCATCAAGAATAGAGGATGCTTATGCAGAAAGCGACCAACGCAAATATTTCGTGCCTTGTCCTGATTGTGGCGAACATCAAGAACTAAAGTGGAGCAATGTGCAGTGGACGGATAGCAAGCCACAAACATCCGAATATATTTGCGATTGTTGCGGCTCCGTCTGGAATGATGCGAAGCGGTTTCAGGCTGTCAGATATGGAGAATGGCGCAAGACGGCTGAAGGTGATGGCAAGACTGCCGGTTTTCATCTGTCGGCACTTTATTCACCTTGGACACCACTAGAGGACATTGTTCGTGACTTTTTGGCGTCAAAGCGTGACCCGATGCGATTGAGAACCTGGATAAACACAACCTTGGGTGAAACCTTTGAGGAACAGGGTGAAAGAATAGATGAATATGATTTATTCGAGCGGAGAGAAGATTGGCCGGATGACTTGCCGGAAGGTGTTGTTGTATTAACTGCCGGTGTTGACGTTCAGGATGATCGGGTTGCGTTTGAGATATTGGGAACTGGAAGCGGTCACGAAACTTGGTCAATCCAGTATGATGAGATTTATGGCGATCCATCGAGTGCAGAATTATGGCAAAGATTGGATGAAGTTCTTAATCAAACCTTTATTCATCCTATACGCGGTGAAATGATTATTAGATCAACTTGTGTTGATAGTGGCGGTCACTATACGCAACAAGTTTATAATTATGCACGACAAAGAGCCGGAAAGCGTGTTTTTGCCATCAAGGGTATTGGTGGAGAAGGCAAGCCGATTGCCGGAAAGCCTAGCAGAAATAATATTGGCAAGATTAATTTATTTCCTGTCGGAACGGACACAGCCAAGGAGCTTATCTTTGCCCGACTGAAAATCACAGAAGAAGGAGCCGGATACTGTCACTTTCCATTCACTCACAATGAAGAATATTTCCGGATGCTGACATCAGAAAAAAAGGTGACAAAGTATTATAAAGGGCGTCCAAAAAGGGAATGGGTGAAGATCAGACAGCGCAACGAAGCCTTAGATTGCAGGGTTTATGCGATGGCTGCACTAGAATTAATGGGATTAAACATAGAGCATCTTGCAAAACAGGGCAAAAATAAGGTAAAATCAAGTCAAGCAGTACCCAAGAGGCGCACATTTAAACCGCGTCCAAATAATTTTGTGACAGGATATTAGCAATATGGCAAACTTATTTGACGCAGACAATGCACCCAAAGAAGTACCAAGAAGCATTGTCATCGGTGATTTAGTTCAATTCAAGCTAACAGAATATTCAACGGATTATGCAAACACGGCTCACACCATGACATTCATGGCTCGATCCGGTGAGGGTGCAAATGTTGAATTTAGTATTGTGGCATCTAACAGCGGTGATGACTATTTATTTTCTGCCAGTAGTTCGGCAACATCAGCTTTTGTGGCCGGACTTTATCATTATCAGATTGAAATTCTTGAAACCAGTTCTAACAATCGACTTATTCTTGATCAGGGTGAATTAGACGTTACTGTTGATCTTGACGTTAATGCTGTTGATCCAAGAACTCATGCCGAAAAGATGCTGCAAAAGATCGAGGCTGTACTTGAAAATCGTGCAGATGCAGATGTGTCCAGTTATAGTATTGCCGGACGATCTTTAACTAAAATGTCACCAGAAGAGTTATTGACTTGGCGCAATAATTACAGACGCGAGGTCAAAGCGTATAGGCGTAAACTTGACGTAAAGCATGGTCGCAAGACGTCATCTACTATTTTAATGGGGTTCTGAAATGGGATTGTTAGATTTCTTATCTTTTCGAAATGAACAGTCCGATGGACAGGTTAGCAAACGGAGCCGCAGACGATTAAGACAATATGCCGGAGCAAATCAGGGCAGATTATTTGCTGATTTCGTAGGTTCTAGTTTTTCGGCAGATAGCGAACTAAGAAACAGTTTGCCGGTGTTACGGAACAGAAGCCGTGATTTGGCACGGAATAACGAATACGCAAAACGCTTTCTAAACCTGATTAAAACTAATGTTGTCGGTGAAAAGGGTTTCACTGTCCAGGTCAGAGCAAGGAATGATGATAGGTCGTTAGATGCAGCCGGAAATACTATTTTGGAGAATGCTTTTCGTTCTTGGGGTAGGATGGGAAATTGTGACGTAACTGGCCGAATGTCTTGGCTAGATGCTCAACGATATGTCGCTGAAACTTTAGCGCGAGATGGTGAGGTTTTTGTAAAGTTTGTGCAAAACAGGCGTTATCGTGATGGTTTCTCTTTGCAGTTTATTGAAAGTGATTTGATTGACGAAGGCAAAAACGGCAAGGCTGATAATGGCAACTCGATCCGGATGGGTGTTGAAATAGATGAGTTTCACAAGCCTGTTGCATATTATGTTCTTACTTCACATCCTAATGACAGCCTTAATTTTAGCACAAAGGCCGAAAGAAAGCATATTCGTGTTCCGGCTAGAGAAATGTTACATTTATTCATACCTCAGAGGACGCACCAAAGCCGTGGAGAACCGTTTATGGCTCCGGCTATTGCTTCACTCAAAATGTTGCATGGGTATCGTGAAGCTGAGTTGATAGCTGCTAGAGCGGCAGCCGCAAAGTTTGGTATCATCACAACTCCGGACGGTGATGAGTTTATTGGCGATGATGAGACTGAAGATGAAGTGCCAGTGATTGATATGGCTCCGGCTTCTGTCTATCAGTTGCCAAGTGGCCATGATTTCAAGATGATTGATCCGGCACATCCAACATCAGCATTTGCAGCATTTGAAGAAGCTGTCTTGCGAGGGATCGCATCCGGTCTAAATGTCAGTTATACAAGCCTATCAAACGATTTGAAGGGCGTATCTTATTCTTCTATTCGTCAAGGCACGATTGAAGAGCGTGACCATTATAAAACATTGCAGTCATTCATCATTCAGCATTTTTGTGAGCCAGTGTTTCGTGCTTGGCTCGATAGTGCGCTGACGTTTGGTAATATTCCCATTCCTGTCAATAAATTCGACAAATTCAGCGATAATATCCATTTTAGAGGGCGTGGTTTCTCTTGGGTTGACCCACAAAGGGAAATCAATGCGAATGTCACAGCCTTATCAAATGGCATCATAAGCATGAATGATATTGCTGCAAATTATGGGCGAGATGTTGAAGAACTATTTGCACAAATCCAATCAGACAAAGAAATGGCTGAAAGATATGGTTTGAGCATGGCATTTGAACCGTTTGGCCAGAAAGCACCGGCACAACCTGAAGTGAGCGATCCAGATGGCGACATATAAACCGACACAAGCAATGAAAGAAGATGCCCAACGCGGTTTAGATTGGCGACGCGAGTTTGGGCGCGGTGGCACGGCTGTCGGTATTGCTAGAGCAAGGGATATTGTGAACGATAAAGAACTTTCAGAAGATACAGTGATTAGAATGTACAGCTTTTTTAGCCGACATGAGGTTGATAAACAGGCTGAAGGATTTAATCAGGGTGAAGAAGGCTATCCGTCAAATGGCCGCATTGCTTGGGCTTTATGGGGTGGCGATGCCGGTTTTAGGTGGTCAAAGAATATTCGCGATCGTTTGGAGAAAGAAGAGAGAGCGGTTCGAGAAATCACTGATGCTGTTCGTGAAGGTTTACGCAATAAAGTCAAAGATCATAATGAAAAGGTGGGCAATGCAGCCACCAAAAGAACTAATTTAAGAACACTATCAGCGGTATTTAATAGAGGGATTGGAGCATATAAAACCAATCCGGAAAGTGTCCGGCCAAGCGTCAACAGTCCAGAACAGTGGGCATATGCTAGGGTAAACAGCTTTCTTTATGCGTTAAGAAATGGTAAATTCAGATCAGGAAAACA